AGCTGTGGCGTTGTGTCTTCTACTACGTTTTCAATATAACGCCCGTCTAAGTCTACCGTTCTTGTTGCGCTATCGTTCATAGTAGCCGTAAGAACACCTGTGCCAGTGTTAAATCCTAATGACGATAGAAACTTATCTGTACCACCACCCCCGCCACCCTCTGTTGGATTGTAAATATAGGTCATCCTTCGGCACCTACAAGCGTTTTGCTTCCATTTGCCGATATTGCATTTACAACCCCTTTAAATATTGGATTATCTAATGCTAACGCCCCACCGCTTGCATTTAAGCGTATGCCGTTATTGAGTGTCGCTGTTGCACCTAAAGATACATAAATAGGCTCATCGCTGTCATTGACTAATATTAGTAATTTTCTGTTACTGTTAGCAGCTAACACCTGCGTGCTACTTGTGCCAATAGACACATTAAAATTAGTAATACTAGATACTTCATCAGCAGAAATTGCTGTTGATGTTGATGGAATGTAAGGGTCTGCATCTGTACCAGTACCAGTTGCCTTAAAGTACCGAACCCCTACATTTGATAAAATATCTTGAAAGTTTGCCATTTTATTAGTAGTGGGGGTGGCACAAGGCCACCACCCAATAAACTATTAAGAAGCTGCTACAGCTACTACGTTGCCAGACAACACAAAAGATGCTGAACCACCGCTTGTTGCAGTAGTTGCGATTCCAACGGAACCTGCACCCTCGGCAGTTGAACCAGAAACACCACCGTCTAATTTTAGGCCTGTTCCAGCGTTCAATACTTCTGCATAGTCACCTGCTGCGAATGTATCAGTTGTTAATACGGTTACAATTCCTTTATAAGGAACCCATGCGTAATAACCAGAAGTAACAGCAACCTGAGGAGCAACAACAGTTGCCCCACTTGCAGTAGTTGCAGGGGCTTTAGTTGATACTTCCGCACCAGCAGTGTTAACCGCTGATAGCTGATATGGCTGATACTGAGTCAATGCACCGTGTGCTTTAACGTACACATATTCTTTTTTAATGGCGTTAGTGTCTGAATTATCAACATATCGTGCACCTAGCTCATATTTACGTGCGCTAGATGGATTTGTTAAATCATCAGTGTCGATTGAATTTACGTAAGACATTTAGTTTTCTCCTTTCTAAAATAATTAAGATTGTAAAGCTTTAAATACGCCGTTGTATCGTCGAGCTCTACATACTAAGTTGTAAGCCATAAAGTGCTGTGACGTTATAACCGCTTGATTAGGTATACGCCCATTGAAATCAACTGGGGCTTTTTTTCCCTCAAAACCATATTTGTATTTCAAAGCAAACGTTTTAGACGATAATACATATAAGAAATTGTCAGCAATTGAAGCATCGGCAGACCCTGGGCTGTTGTCATCAATGTACCAGTTAATTCCACGATACACGCATCCTCTAAATCCAGCTTTAAGATCATCTGCTGGTGCAAACTGTTGTTGAGACTGTTGAGAAGCTAAGAACTTGTCTTGAACGTACGAGTTAGAAATCATAACGTCAGGAGCGTATGAACCAGCTGCATCACCTGCACCTTGGCCTCGAGCAAGCAAAGTTCCCACTAGAGTATTTAAATTTGCGTAGTTGATTGTGTTAGTGCTTGTATCAATTTCAGTCAACCAAGTTGTTGAATCATCTAAATCGGTGTTGGTAATACCACCATAAGAAGTACCAGAGGCAGCAGTCACGTCACCAAGACCATTAATTGCTTTACCGTTTGAATCTGACCCGTTACCATGCAATGCACTAGCATATGTACGGCCTGCGGTTCCAGCAGCTAAATTAACTTTTTCAACTAAAAGTGATTTAATGGCGTTAGGGGTACCGTCAGTTCTAGTAATATCATCAAGTGTAATAGTTACATTGTAGTTTTGATATTTGAAGTCGAACTCTGCAAAACTTAACTGCTGTGAAGCTGATAAATCTAATACGTCGAACTTACCGTCAATAAACCCATCTGCTTGGTTTTCTGCAATTTGTACTGGCTGTTGGATTTTTGATCCCCCAGAAACATATTGCAAGTTCGGTGCTTTGGACATCATATTTCCAAACGCTGAACTGATTAAAAATTGATCTGGCATAATTTTATCAAATGCATTATGCGCGACCGCTTGTACTTCATCTAATTGTGCTGTTGTTAAAGCCATCGTTTATTCTCCTTTTTTTTTAGTCTGGTAATATTGCGTCAAGTTGCGCTTTTAAATCATTGATGTTACTAGGTGCTTTTGTAGCCACTGGGCCTTTATTATTTCCTGTAACAACACTTTGCGTGGCTTGCGCCTTGCTTAGTGCTTGCTCTGCAGCTTTTGATCGCTGGTTTGCCATTATTTGCTCACTTGCAACACCTTTGAATGCAATTGGCCATGCTTCAACTGGAAAATTATTAGCTTGCATATAGTTTACAAACTCGTCTTTATCCCATTTGATATTTTGGCTTTTTGCGTATTCGTTTATGGAATCAAAGGCTTTGTTTTGCTGTTGAGTCTCATAATGTGATAACGCCTGCTGCTCAATGCTTTGCTTCCAAGACAACAAATCATTTAATCTGTCATCTTGTACATTAGCCTCAGTCTGCGCTTGCTCTCCATTACCATTAGTATATTTGTTAATAACGCCTAATAGCTCAGTCCCAATCTGCTCATGATTAAACAAATCTTCCATTGCTGTATAGTCGTTTTTATATTTTTGGAGTTCCTCAACTTGAGATTTGTAATCATTAATCTGCTTATCAAAGTCACCTTGTCTCTTCTCATGATAACGTAATGATTCGTACATTTTGTTAGGGTCTTTGCCCCAGTGCGATTCAAAACGCTTATCTCCTTCCCATGAATTTATAGACTCGCTTTCAACTTGTCCATTGTCGTCGCCCGAAGTGTCAACACTATCGCCTTGCCCAAAAGTAACTTGGGTGGCCTCTGGTTGGACTTGCTCCGCTGCAACATCAACTTGGATGTCTTCTGCCATCGGTTTTCCTCCTAAAATTTTTTAAGATAGTATTTTTTCAAGTTCAAAAAATGGGTCCGTCTTCAATGCACTGTCTGGGTCGTTTTCTGGTAATTGCTTACCCGTTATCCGAACGATGCAAGAATCAAGAGCCATAATTGCCTCTTTAGTACTACCTTTTGCAATTGCGTCTTTGGCTTCCTCTAATTTTGAAACCAATGACATTGGCGTGTAACCGCCGAAATCTTCAAGAGTATATTGTAACTCAGACTCTTTTTCAGTCTTTTCGGTATACTCTTTTTTATCTTCTTTATATTCGTTTTTTTCAGGTTTTAGACCACCAAAAACAATCATAATGCCTTCTTTTTTATCTTTATTCTGCACTTGGGGCTGCCTCAAGAATATCAATTAAATCGTCTTTTTTTAATCCGGTTACATCCAAATCAGGCTTTGCAACTTGCACTAATGAAATAAGCTGGTCTTTTTTTAGCTTAGACAAATCTGTCACGCTTTCAGAGTCAACTTCTGCAACTTCTTCAACAGGCTCAACGACTACATATTCCTCAAAAAGCTCTGAGACTAAACTAGATGGCAGTACAATCTCAGCTCTGTCAAACTGTATTTTGTAGTGTGTTTCTTGATATCCTAGCTGCCCAGCAGGCAAGATGCCATTACACACAAATGTCAACGAAATATCTTTTTTAAGTTCTAGGCGTTGCCCATAATATAATTTCATGCTTTTATAATACTTACCTAAAATTTAATATGCATTTTATTTGTTTTTACTAAATCATTAACCTGTTTTACTTTTTATTAAAATAAATTTAATGCTTGCATGTTATAGTGCTTGTATTATAGTGGTATGGATAATCCCTTTATCAAATATTTGACCAACTTGTTATCACAAGCAAAAGCTGGTCATAACACCAAACAGCTAGAAAAATATAAAACATTTTATGACGGGACTTTTAGCCCGCTAACTGGCACTGATGTTAACGGTAATTACACGCTCGGGAACAGCAAAAAAGGAAATGCTTTATACAATGTAATTAAGCCAATCGTTGAAACTAAGGCTACAACTGCATTAGATGCAATGATTACTACAAACGTCAAGCCTGCTAATCTATCTCATCAAACATTTGATAACTTAAAACAGCTAGAATCAATCGCTGATATTCTTAATGATTGTTGGGAAAACATAAAGAGAAGTTCGCAATTGCCGAACATCTCACAGAAAGTTATGCGTGACGGCTCTATATATGGCGTAGGTATTGCTAAGGTTATATGGAACCAGTCAATCAATAATGGCTTAGGGGATATAAGAATAGAGCGTGTAAGTCCTTTAGACTTTTACCCTGAACCAACCGCAACAAGCATTGAAAACTGCAACTACATATTCGTAAAGCGTGTTATTAGTCGTTTTGATTTGATTAACCAATACAAAAACAATCCAGAAGTGTTGAAAAAGATTGATGAATTAAGCTCGCCATCAGCAACTATTAATATGGGTGAGCCAACAAATAAAGTTGTTGCTGGCAAGGTAACGGCTAACGGGGTTACTACTGGCAGTGAAATGTATCTAAATCAAGGGAGTTTAAAGCCTTCTGGCACTGAGCATAACATAGAATTATGGGAATGCTATTTTAAAGACGATACTGTGCTTGTTCCATTAGACGATGAATCAGACCAAGACAAAAAAATGAAGACCGAAGAACGATTTAAATACCCCAACGGTCGTTTGATAATTTTTTCTGGAAAAGAAATTTTAGAGGATCGGCCAATAGATTACCCCTTTGGCTTTCCGTTTTCCATTTATTCGCCGACGCAATCTGATAGCATTATGGGGCAAGGCGATGTCGAAGACTTAATGCAAATACAAAGTCGATTAACACGAGCCTATGCAAAGCTTCAAGAACTTTTAGAAAAGTATAAATCACAGTTAATTGTACCTGAAAATTATAAAAGAGCGTTTGAGCAGAACTTTGATCTTATTTACAGCAAGCCCGGCGATCCATTAGTTCAGCCACTACTTATCACCAACAAGCTAACGCAAGATATTCAAATTATACGTCAGCATATACAAGACTTAAAACAGGATGCATACAAGATTGCACGTATTAATGAGATTATGTTATCGGGGGAACGTCCAACAGGCGTTAACAGTGGGCAGATGGTGCGTGACTTAGTTGAATCGCCAATGTCATCCATCCGTGAAATGCAACGCAACTTTAAGAACTTCTTAACCGATATTAGCAATAAAGCTGTTGTGTTAATCCAGTTATACTACAACCAACCACGAATTATACGCATGGCAAGTGGCACACGATTTGCATCAATAGAGCCTAACGAAATGGGTGAAATGGAAATAAACATTTATGACCGTAACATGGAAACTAAAGAGCTAGAAGCAATAGATGAAATAAAGTCTGACCTAACACTTGGTGAGTATGAAGTAGAAATCACCGCTGGCAGCTCACTACCACAATCGCAATCGGCAATCGCTGCAACCACATTGCAACTAGCGCAACAAGGTATTTTTGGTGATGTTAATAACCCAGACGTCAAAGAGCTTATATTGAAGACACTCGACTATCCTAATTACAGAGCAATCATCAATAAAATTAAAGAAGAACAAGACGAGCAGGCGCAAGTGCCATTACCTGAGCCAGATTTCAACGCATACATTAAAAACGTAAATATGAGCTTAAAAGATATCATTGAATTAATTGCTGTATTGCCGGTAGAACAACAAGTATCGGCAATTAGTACCATAACTGACAGCTTAGGGCTAACAATGCCACAACCTGCATTACAAGAACAGCCTGTACAGCCTAACTTTATCACGGGAATCGGGTAAATGTTATCGGCCGAAGAAAAATACAAAAGATACGACAAGCGCACTAATAAAAAAATGGCTGACTATAACCGCTCAGGGGGTAGTGTTGCTAAGCCTGTTAGAGATGTATCTAGTGCATCACCAGCACGTAAGCTTACGCGTGGCAAGTTTGTTTTAAGAAAGGCTGCACAAATTTTAAAACAAAAGCAACCTTTAAAAGATAAACATGGAAGGCCAACCCCAGCTGCTAATCAGATGAGGCGATGGAGTTTTCCAGTTCCTAAAAACTATGATGATGTTCGACGTTTGAAACAAATAGGCAAAAACATAGTTGAGCGTTACAAAAAAAAGTAACTATTATCAAGTAAAATATAAATGGGGTGTGGGTACTAAGACGGGTACCCACTGTTCTTAAGGATTTTACTTTTATATTATAACATATTTTAAGGGCTGGTGTTAAGCGGTCCAGCCCAAAGATAAATAAAAATAACAGTTAGATAATACTATTTATTCACATATAATATCAATTCTTTTTTTACTTTCAATAAATTACTTATTTGTTCATAGGCTTGTACGTCTTTATTCTTAATACCTATACATCCTCTAGTGCCTTCCACGCCACCGTCTGGATGAATTAACAGTTTAGATCGCTTTGTTTTAAATTGTGGGGTTAGTTTAGCTACCCATGGGAACTCTTTACCTGTATAAGGTTCTGTTTTACCTTTAATTGCTTTCAACTTGTAACATTTGTCTATTGTGTACATACCCTGTGGAAGTGCCCCTAATCCATGCTTGCCGCTTACACACGCATATTTATTACTATCTATGCATAAAAACCCTAGCTTTGCATTTGCAAATGTATCTTTCACGTTAAACAATAAATCATATTTTAAAGGGGTCGATTTCGACTGGTTTAGATTATTGTCTTTCTGACGTTGGGAAAACGTTTCATCATTGTCATTTACCTTTTTTTTTTTACTAATCCTGTAAGGCCTCCATTAGTAAACATTCTTAATATGTCTTTTCCCCCCATCGTAGAAACTAGCATCATTATATTCGCTAACTGCAACCACATTGGCATTTTTTCTAGTCCGTCTAAACCATATCTATGAAAGACATAGGCATCTAATGCAATAATTGTGCATTTTAAAAATTCATCCATGTACGAATATTTGTTTTGCTCCAACACGGCCAAATCATACGCATTGTCTCCCTCATAAGTTCTTGTTTGGTAGGCTATTTCTGCCTGTACTTTAGCAATTTTTAGTTGATTGTCTGTTTTTATTTTTTCAATTTCAGCTTCCATTTTTGCTTTGGCCAACTCAAGCTTTCCTTTTTTTTCTATTTCTTTAATAGCTTGATCTTTTTTAACTACGTCGCCCACAGTATTAACAACGCCCCCAAGTAGATTACCTATAATGTTAAACATGTTTTAAATATCCTTTTTCTTTTAGAATGTCAGCAATTGAAGCCCCATCAATGTATACATTCACTAGATATCGGCCATATTTACCCTTTTTATCCTGTATTGTCTCGACGACTACTTTTTTATTAAGTAGTATTTCTTCGCACATAGCTTTAGCCTGTAGGCCTAGCTCTTTTTGTTCTTGCGTTGTGCCATTACGTAATGATTTTTCATATGCATCAACACCATACAAACGAACACGAGTTTGCCAGTAATTATGAAACCCTAGATCAAATAGTATGTCGTACGTATCGCCATCTAGTACTTTTTTTACAACACCTTTATAGATATACTCTTGTTTTTTCATTTTCTTCCTAACTGTTATATTTTTTATGAATTTTAGTAACGTTCTTATCTATGATTTGTTCTAACTTTTGCTTGGTCTTTTTTTTGTTATATTCAAGATTTTTTTTTGCTTCTTTTTTAATGTCTTCTGGTGATCCGTAAACCAGATTATCACGCTTTTCAATTTGGTTTATTTCTTTAAGGGTTAACCTTCCGTCTCCTCCCCGTGGGTCAGCAAATGTAGTAAAGCCATGAACAGCCACGCTATTATTGCCCATATAGCGAAATGTGTGTGTGCTTAGACACTTCTCACAATTGGCCCTGTGTTCATCATGTACGCTGAAAAACTTTTCGAATACGTGTGTGCAAGACTTACATTTAAAATCGTAACTAGGCATTGACCGTTTCCCTTTGCTTTTCTAGCTTTTTTTCAAGGTATAGCTTAAGCTCGTTTTGTGCTTTAATGTCTTTGGTTTGGCAATTTAACCACTTGTAAACTGTTGGGATACTAACCTTAAAATGCTGTGCTAATTCGTCTTGGGTTGATTTTGTTAAACTATATAAGTCCCATAACTCTTTTTTTGTTATATCTGATTTAATGTATTTATCGTCTATCAGCTTTTTGACGTTATTTGACAGTTCTTGCACTTGCGCTTGACTGTTTTGCACTGTGTTATTTAATCGTTGCATCTGATCGTATAACCCATAGCCATTCGCATTTATTTTTAAATCTTGTAGGCTTTGGTATACGTCATTATATAAACGAGTTAATTGCTCAATACTTAACGGCTTATCTATAGTGATTTTTTGAATTGCCTTCAAATGATTATTAACGTTAAATTCAATAGAATTGGCTATTTGTGTTTTAACTGCCATTGCAATTCGCCCATCTATAGAATCGTTGACTGATTTTAAGGCTTTTGCCATTCTTGCCTCGATCACCGCTATTGCTTGTTCAATATTATTTTCCATTTTTTATACTCCTTTTTTTATTAATATCTTTTTGGTTTCTTTTTTTTGTTTTTATGCATTTCTAAGCTCTCCTTTTTTTTCTTTTTCA